AGTACACATTTGGTATCCCCCTCAAGGAAATAAGACCTATGACCAAAGAGGAGCGACAGAGAGCCAAGGTAAAAGAATCATATAACACACTTGGTCTCAATCTTTGTGTAAGTTGTGGGTGTCCTACTCCAAACACATGGTGCGAGTTTTGCTTGAAGGAAGAGTGATGACAGAGCAAGAAATATTAAAAATGTGCAAAAACCTAGCAAAAAAGTACAAAAACAGGCAAGAATACGATGATTTAGTGTCTGAGGGGGTTCTTAAGTGCCTTGAATTGTTGTCAGAGGGTAAGTCAGATAAAGCACTTCTGAAGTCTCATGCTAAGGCTACAATGAATGACTATTACAACAGAAAAAGAAAGGTTGTGGCTATACCTAATTCACACGATGCAAAGTCTATGTCTGTTGATCAAAGCACAAACAGTTGGACTGCTATGGCACTACAAAAAGCATTGTACACCCCCTCAGTGGAAATTAGAGAGGAAATGGCAATGGGTGAATCTCCAGAGACAATTCTGGAGCGTAAACAATTCATCAGACATGTCTTTATGACTGCGTTTAATTGTCTTACTCACGACGAGTGGACAATTATTCGTATGCGGTATTGGGATGGAATGACACAAGATGCTGTAGCTAAAGAGTTATGTCATAACCAAGTGTGGGTTCATCGTAGAGAAAAGTCAGCACTTGAAAAAATCTGTAACAATTTGTGATGTATAAAATGTTGCAGATAGCACTTATGTATATACGTAAGTTTTAATAATTATGATAATAATAAAACGTGAGTATAAACTATGGAAGAGAAAAAACATCAACCATGTCCCTATGTTGCTTGTCAAAGTAGTGACGCATTTTGTTACAACACTGGTGGTTATGGTAAGTGTCACTCTTGTGGTAGGGCATACCCATCAAAAGATGAAATGTTTGAGTGGGCAAAAGAGGCTTACCCAACAAAGTATGCGGAGACTGTAGTGGAAATAAGGAAACCTGACCCCTCTAGTGGAAAATATGTGCCTATGAGGGGTATCACAAAAGAGACCATGCAGGATTTCAACGTCCTGACATATGACGACAAACAAGAGTACATATACCCCTCTGGGGGAATTAAGGTACGTTGTATAGCTGATAAGAAGTTCTACACCAAAGAGGGGTTCAAGGGTGATGAACTGTTCGGTATGAATATGTTCACTGCAGGTTGTTCTAAGACTGTGACAATCACAGAGGGTGAATTAGACGCACTGTCAGTAGCACAGATGCTCAAGAGCCAGTACATCAACCCCGTTGTGTCGTTGCCCTCTGCTACCCCTTCCAAGAAAATGTGGGAGAATTGTGCAGACTGGCTAAACAGTTTTGAGCGTATTGTGTTATCTGTTGATAATGACGAAGCAGGTAATGCTGTAGCTGATCGTGTGGCACGTCTATTTCCTAACAAGGTATATCGTGTACCACATGAGAAATACAAAGATGCTAATGACTTTCTGCAGAACAATGCCATACAAGAATTTAAGTCTGCTTGGTTTAAACCTAGAAAGCATACGCCAGAGAACATCTTAAACAGTACAGAACAATTCTTGTCGCTGTATCGGGATACCCCAGAACATCAGTACGTCCCTACAGGAATACAGGCACTTGATGACAAGATCCTTGGTTTGATGCAGGGACACTTCACTGTGATCAAGGCTCCCACAGGAATTGGTAAGACAGAGATTATGCGCTACCTTGAGTATAATATGCTAGAGCGTGGCATACCTATTGCAGCATGGCATCTGGAAGAGACAAAGCTGCGTAGCCTTCTTGGTCTTGTGTCGTATCATATCAAGGATAACCTCACACGCAGAGACTTGATAGAAGAGAAAGACGCAGAGGGTCTTGTTGTTACCGCTATCGAAGAACTGACCAAAGATGAAAACTTCTATCAGTTTTATTTACCAGATGGTCAAGGCGCTGATGAATTATGTGATCAGATACGCTTCTTTAGCCAAGCCTGTGATTGTAAGTTTGTATTCTTTGAGCCGATACAGGACGTGGTGGCAGGTACATCAGAAGAGAGTAAAGAGGCTATGCTTGCAGACTTGTCTATCAGACTGTCGAAGCTGGCTGCAGAGCTAAACGTAGGGATCGTGACAATCGCCCATACCAATGAAAACGGAGACCCAAAGTATTGTAAGATGATTGGTCAACGTGCCTCTGTTATCATTGACCTACAGCGTGACAAAGAGTCAGAAGACTATGATGAACGTAACACTACGTATATCAGCGTACAAAAAAACCGCCCCTGCAGTGAAGAGGGACGGGCTGGAAAGATGAAGTTTGATTCAGATAGTTTTACACTAAGAGAGGTATATTGATGTATGAATGTAAGACTTGTAAAAAGTTTTTGCCTATAGAAAAGTACAGGCTCAGGAAAGACAGGAGTAATTACAGAGTAAAAGATTGCAGGAAATGCGAGAAAAAGATACAGAGAAAAATAAGTGACTTAAAAAGGTCTGCACCATTAATGCCAAAAAACTGCGATTGTTGCGGAGAAGATAGGGGTGAGTCTCTGTTACAATTAGATCACTGTCATGAAGAGGGCAATTTTAGGGGCTGGTTATGTAACAAATGCAACACTGGAATAGGTGCTTTAGGTGACACAACAGGGGGTTTGCAAAAGGCAATAGAATATCTGAGGAAGAGTAATGCCAGTATTTGATATAGAAACAGATGGACTAAACAGCACCAAGATACACGTATTGTCTTGGGCTGATGATAATGGTGATGTACAGCATACCCATGACTATGAGGCTATGCGTATATTCTTTACAGAAGCAAAGGTTTTGATCGGTCACAACATTGTGAGGTTTGACATCCCCGCAGTGGAAAAAGTATTAGGGATAGAGGTTAAAGCCACCCTGATCGACACGTTAGCGTTATCATGGTACATCAATCATCATCGTAGTAAGCATGGTTTAGAAAGCTATGGTGAGGACTATGGTGTACCAAAGCCAAAGATTAGTGATTGGCAAAACCTGACCAAAGAAGAATATGCACATAGATGCAACGAGGACGTTAAAATCAACATGCGCTTGTGGCGTGATCTTGAGATCAAACTAAACAAGCTGTATTGTGACAAACCAACTGAGGGTCCAACAGCAGATGAATTGATAAACTATCTGACCTTCAAGATGAAGTGCGCTGCAAGACAAGAGGCCCTACAGTGGAAATTAGACGTAGACAGGGCGCAGGGATATCTGGCTGACTGGGAACAACAGAAAGAAGAGAAGACTGAGGCATTGGCTAAAGCTATGCCAGAGCGTATTTTGACTGCAACGAGAACACAACCAAAGGTGATGTACAAGAAGGATGGTAGCTTGTCTAGTCATGGTGAGAGATGGATAGAGTTGTGTAAGACAAACCGTATGCCATACACCACCAAGTCTATGGTTGTTGAGGTAGGTAGAGAGCAAGGAAACCCTAACTCTTCTGATCAGGTAAAGATGTGGCTGTTTGACCTTGGTTGGCAACCCCGCACATATAAATTTGTTAGAGAGGATGATGGGAGCGAACGTAAGATCCCACAGATAAGAAAGGACGGTGAGCTTTGTGAAAGTGTCTTGGAGTTGGCTGATAAAGAGCCTAGCATTACTATTTTGGACGGTCTGTCTGTTCTTACTCATAGAATTGGTTTACTCAAAGGAATGTTGGTATCCCAACGTGACGGATACGTACAGGCCACTGTCGCAGGTTTTACGAACACACTACGATTTAGACACGCGAAACCTTTGGTAAACCTGCCATCTGTCGATAGACCACTTGGTAAAGAGATTAGGAGTTGCTTAACATCGCCTGATGGTTATGTGTTGTGTGGTGCGGATATGACATCCTTAGAGGATACAACAAAGCGCCATTACATGAAACCACATGATCCAGATTATGTTGCAGAAATGAGTAAGGAAGGATTTGACCCCCACCTTGACTTGGCTAAACATGCTGGTGTTGTTACGCAAGACGATATCGACAAACATAATTCTGGTGAACGTAGCCTAAAAGCTCTACGTAAAAACTACAAGGTGGTAAACTACTCTGCCACATATGGTGTAGGAGCGCCTAAGCTGGCGCGTGAGACAGGTATGAGTAAGAAGGATGCCCAGAAGCTATTAGATGCCTTTTGGTCGCGTAACTGGTCAATAGAGAAGGTCTCAAGCGAATTACGTGTAAGAGAAGTTCTTGGCGGTATGTGGGTACAGAACCCTGTATCAAAGCTGTGGTACTCTTTACGTTCTGATAAAGATAAATTCAGCACACTCAATCAAGGCACAGGAGTTTGGTGCTTTGATAATTGGGTTGCTCAATGTCAAGAGTTTGGACTGAACATCATTGGACAGTTTCACGATGAAATCATAGCACTTGTAGATGAAAGGTATGTAGAATCAATCAAATACAGACTAGAGGAGACTATTCGTAAAGTAAACGACAAGCTAAAACTGAACGTAGAATTAGGTATTGACGCACAATTCGGAAAAAATTATGCAGAAATTCACTGATTCTGTGTATAATATCTTAAAAAAAGCACTTATATATATGTACCGACTCTAAAAAGGAGAGACAACTTGACTAAATACACTATGGACATGGTTCTTGAGTATGCAAAAGTTTTCCCTGAGAACGCCGACTTCGGTAATCCTGACGGACCTAGAGCAGCCCAAGCCATTTATCAAAAAGGTGGTCAGTATGCAGTAAACGCATACTTTACAGACCAGTCACAAATTGATCAACTGCTTAAAGAGGGTTTAGACCCGAAACCAATGAACAATGATCGTATCCTTGAGGGTAACTCAGAATATGGTATTGGTAAGTTTATGCGTCTGAAACGTGCAATCAAAGATGTTAAGACCTTCACTGATCGTAAGACAGGAGAAGAGACAGAGGTAGACTTTGGTGGTGCGCCAAATGTAGTAAGTCTTCTACAAGGACGTGATGCACGTCGATACTGGAACTTTGAGGAAGATGGCCCATTGGGCAATGGTACGAAAGCTAAGGTACAGTTTGAAACATATTCAAATGGTGCTGGTGTACGTTTGCTTAATGTAGGTGTTACTGAGCATGTCGCCTATGAGCCTGAGAATAAAATCTCAGAAGATGATGAACTATTTATGGTAGGATGACATGAAAGTACAGATCACCTTTCAATCAGAATCTAAAGACGATGGGTTCACAGGCAAAACAAGTATCGAAAGAGAAGACGTAGAAACTTTAAACGATCTAGCTTGGCTTTACTCTGAGGCAACTCAAGCAGCAGGATTTACATATGTGAAATCTGTAGCCTTTGAGAAAGACGATGGAGAGATGGTCTGGAGTGACATCTGATGTCTGGCAAGGTGCTTATAGATGGTGACATCATCGCCTACAGAGCAGCCTTTGCCACAGAGGACCAACCACAACAAGAAGCTATAGATAAAGTAGACTCCTTAATCGAATACGTGTTAGATGAAACTGCACTCCCCTTCGCTGGTAAAGATGACTATGAAGTTTTCCTTACTGGCAAGGGGAACTTTCGATACGATCTAGCAACTACAGCTATCTATAAAGGTAATAGGTCCAAAAGAGAAAAGCCCCGTCACCTCACTGCTACACGAAACCATCTTGTTGATGAACATGACGCTATCGTAAGTGAGAATGAAGAGGCTGATGATCTTATAGGCAAGGCAGTAACGAAATATGGCCCATCTAGTATTGTTGCTTCCATCGACAAAGACATGCTACAGTTGGCCTGTCAACATTTCAACTTAACTAGAGGAACACTTACCACAGTATCTGACTTCGATGGCTTGAAGTTCTTTTACTCTCAGATCTTATCTGGTGATAATGCTGATAACATCTTAGGTCTATACAAAGTAGGACCAGCAACAGCAAATAAGATGTTAAAAGATTGCAACACAGAAGAAGAGTTGTTTGAAGAATGTGTCAAGGCATATGACGGGGATGTAGATAGGGTGATAGAGAACGCAAGGCTCCTGTGGTTAAGAAGAGAGGAAGGTCAAATATGGGAACCGCCAGTTCAAGTAAAGCAAAAGGGAGACTAGGACAACAGGAAGTTAGGGACGCTATACTTAAACGCTTCCCCAACCTTGAGCCAGATGACGTTAGGTCTACAGCTATGGGGCAGAATGGGGAAGATATACAACTTAGTCCAAAGGCACGTAAGTATTTACCAGTTACAATAGAGGTAAAAAGACGTAAGAACTTACAGACAGTGTACGATTGGATGGAACAAGCTCGGCAGGGTTTTTATGATCCTGTCGTATTTTTTCGGGGAGATCGTAAGGAATGGCTTGCAATCGTACCTATGGAAGACTATCTACATCTCATGAAACAAAGGGGAAAGAAATGACACAACAAGAACTCTTTAAAATATGGGGTGTAGTGCATGGGCCTTGGGATGATGGTGAGCATGTGTGGCTTACCTGCAAGGTAGAACATGAGGGAAAGATGGTAAGTCAACCACAGGATATCCCTTATCCAGATTTCAATGCAGCATACAAAGATTTAAAACACTTCGACACTAGCATTGAGCCAATAGTTAAATCAGTAGACCTCTCATGGATGTATGATGCTTGATTACAGGAGCAAGAGAATGGGTAAGCGTAGTAATTATGAGAGAAGGCCACGGGATTTTTACCCCACTCCCATAGCCGCTGTAGAGCCTCTCATACCACATTTACCTTACACGTTTGAGTACATCGAACCTTGTGCTGGTGATGGAAGATTAATCGACCACATAGACGAACTTACAGGTGGTGCTGCTAGTCTTCTTGTTGCTACCGACATAGAACCAAGACGAAGTGATATTCTACCTGCAAATGCCCTACAGTTAGAGGTTGATCAATATGACCCAGAAACCTACATCATAACAAATCCACCTTGGGATAGGATGCTTTTACACCCCATGATAGAAAAATTCATGCATACGTGTAAGACTTGGTTGTTGTTTGATGCAGATTGGATGCACACAAAGCAGTCTGCTATTTACATGACATACTGTAAGAAAGTGGTTAGCGTAGGTAGAGTAAAGTGGATAGAGGGAAGCAAGGGACAAGGGAAAGATAACTGTTGTTGGTACTTGTTCGATATTGAGCAAGAGGGGCCAACAGAGTTTTACGGAAGAGTTGTAGAGGACATAACATGATTAACGAAACAGATATCAGAGATATGCAAGAAGACCTTGAGGGCTACACAAATTTTGTAGAGAGCATGATAATGACCAAAGGTAAAGATCGTCTGGTAGAGAATACTTTAGGTCTTGTGGGTGAAGCTGGTGAGGTTGCAGAAAAGATCAAGAAGACATTTAGAGATAGTACAGCGTATTCCCATCAGGAGATATTACAAGAATTAGGGGATGTTCTGTTTTACGTTACGGCATTGGCTAATCTGCATAATGCAAACCTACGTAAAGTGATGGACTTAAACATGCTGAAGCTAAACAGCAGAAAGCAACGAAATAAACTACATGGATCGGGTGACAACAGATGAAATGGGTATGGAGATATTGGAAGTATTTAAGAACTTGGCGTTTACATAGAGAGACAATCAAGGAACTTAACCGACTATCTGATAGAGAACTAAAAGATATTGGGATTAGTCGAGGTGATATCGACAGGTTGATCTGGCTAGAAGAAGATAAAACGATGCGAGGACGTGGAAAAGATGAATAATTATCTACCAACAGATTATCAGACATTTATTGCTAAGTCACGTTATGCCAAATACTTTGATGGCAAGGGACGTGAAGACTGGTCAGAGACTGTAGAACGCTACATGGATAATGTTGTTCGCCCCAAGATAGGCGACGACACATACGTCAACAGCATACGTGACGCCATCCTAAATCTTGAGGTTATGCCTTCTATGAGGGCAATGATGACTGCAGGTCCAGCCTTAGAGAGGGACAATACAGCAGGGTATAACTGTAGCTATCTACCCGTAGATGACCCTAAGTCCTTCGATGAAGCTATGTTCATTCTCCTCTGTGGTACTGGTGTCGGGTTCAGTGTCGAAAGACAATACATATCCAAACTCCCTGAGATACCTGAGTTGTTCGATAGTGAGACTGTCATCGTAGTCAGAGATAGCAAGGAAGGTTGGGCTAAAGCATTTAGGCAACTTTTGGCACTCCTTTGGGCTGGTGAGATTCCAAGATGGGATGTATCTAAGGTTCGTCCTGCAGGGGCAAGGCTTAAGACTTTTGGTGGTAGAGCATCAGGCCCAGCGCCCTTGGTTGAATTATTCAACTTCACTGTACAGACATTCAAGAACGCAAGAGGTCGTAAATTATCTAGTGTTGAGTGTCACGATCTTATGTGCTTCATCGGACAGATTGTTGTTGTAGGTGGTGTACGTAGGTCAGCAATGATCAGTCTATCAAACCTATCAGATGATCGTATGCGTCATGCTAAGTCGGGTCAATGGTGGGAAACTGCAGCGCATCGTGCCTTGGCTAACAACAGTGTTGCATATACTGAGCGTCCAGACATGGAAACATTCATGCGTGAGTGGACCGCCCTAGTGGAAAGTAAGTCAGGTGAACGTGGAGTATTCAACCGTGAAGCATCTAAGAAACAAGCTGCAAAGAATGAAAGACGTGATCCTAACTATGATTTCGGAACCAATCCCTGCAGCGAAATCATATTGCGTCCGTATCAGTTCTGCAACCTTACAGAGTGTGTTGTACGTTCTACAGACAGTGTGGAAGACCTTGAGAGAAAAGTTAAGATTGCTACGATCCTTGGCACCATCCAAAGCTCTTATACGCACTTCCCCTATCTGCGAAAGGTGTGGCAGCGAAACACAGAAGAAGAGCGTCTGCTTGGTGTGTCACTCACAGGCATAATGGATAACCGTCTTTTGACCACAAAGAATAAAGGTCTGGACAAAACTTTGGAGCATCTTAGAAATGTCGCTATCTCTACTAATGCTGAATGGGCTAGTCGTCTTGACATACCGCCCTCTGCTGCGATTAGCTGCGTTAAACCATCAGGAACAGTCTCGCAGTTGGTTGACTCCGCAAGTGGCATCCATGCTCGTCATTCTCCATATTATATCCGTACTGTACGCGGGGATAATAAAGACCCACTGACACAATTTATGAAGGATCAAAAGATCCCACATGAACCATGTGTATTCAAGGGTGATACGACAACAGTGTTCAGCTTCCCTATGAAATCACCAAATGGTGCAGTTACACGTAATGACATGACCGCCATTGAGCAACTAGAAATGTGGCTGATCTACCAGAGACATTGGTGTGAGCATAAACCATCGGTGACTATCTCAGTTCGTGATTCTGAATGGATGGCTGTAGGTGCATTTGTGTATGAACACTTTGATGAAATGTCTGGTGTGTCGTTCTTGCCACACACTGACCACTCTTATCAACAAGCACCCTATCAAGAGTGTGGTAAATCAGACTATGAAATGCTACTATCAATTATGCCAAAGAAGATTGATTGGTCTAAACTATCCGACTATGAGCAAGAGGACAACACAGTGAGTATGCAAACAATGGCCTGTTCTGGTGACGTATGTGAGATTGTAGACATCACATGAGAAAAAACGCAAAATCAGTTTATGAAGGCACTGCAGCAGAACAAGAGTTTATCTCCTTACGGGGGGATAACTTCATCCGTAAAGCAACAAAAGAGGAGAATATCTTTGAGCATTGGGACATACTAGACAAAGAGTTTGGTCATGTTGATGTAAAAGCGGCAAAGAGAAAGTATAGGCATGGGCCTGTTGACAACACAATCTGGTGGGAACTCAGAACTGTTAAGAGACCCCCAGAGTGGAAATCGGTAGATGGTTGGGGTGTACCAAACGATATAGCAAGGTATATTGCAGTTAAGGCAGAAGACTTCTTTTACCTTGTAAACCCAGAAACTATCATAAACATTGTCAGAGACAAGTGTGTGGATTACTTTAGGGGAGAGTGGGGGTTGCATACCCGACCAAACAGAGGCGACCTTATGACCATTCTCCCCTTATATTTTATACAAGAACATGCAAAATACGAGGTAAAACATGTCTGATGTTGTTAATCACCCGCCACACTACGGCGAAGGTAAAATAGAGTGCATTGAATATCTAAAGGATAATATGGATGTTATGATGTTTATGGGCTATCTTGAAGGGAATATAAAAAAATACCTGCATCGCTACAGGTACAAGGGAAAACCACTAGAAGACTTAAAGAAGGCACAATGGTATCTAAATAGGTTAATAGAAGAAATGGAAGGAAGTTAATATGTGGAGCGCAATTCTACTTGTTTGTTTGAGTGAAGGTCTCTGTCAAGCATCTATAGACCCTAGAATACATCCTACAGAGGAACTGTGTCAAATGTCAGTGCAAGTAGGCGCTAAACATTTTTATGAACAAGGTTGGGTGATAGCTGACTTTCGATGTTTAAACTGGAGAGACAAAGATGAGGAAGCCTAACCCAATGGCTAAGGATCTTAGACAACCTAAGTATAGGTCTAAGGTAATCCCTGATAAGAAAAAGCCAAAACTATATCGTAAAGCTAAACACAAAAAAGGCCCCTTGCGGGGCCTCTCTTTTTATGTAAGCTCGAAATGTGGAGCGTCTATGAATGGTCTTTTACCCTGAGATCGTCTTAGGTCTACATAAGCGTTCATAGCATCTTCTGCAGTGTTGTTGTTTTCCCACCAAGAGGCTAGATCATCTATATGCCATGCAGCCCCCCAACGCAAATTAGTGACGCCTAGATCAGCAGCAGCTTCTGCCATAGCATCTGCAATTTCATCATAGAGATTAAGTTCCCAACGACCACCAGATCCAGCTACATAAGCCATAAGGTCTACAGCTTTACCTTCAAGGTGCTTGCTCTTCATTGTCTGTGAGGCACCTTTAGCAACTAGGGCCTCTTGTTCTTGTTTGGTTCTTCTACCACAAATCACTGAGAAGTCTTGTTTGGTGAGAGAAATGGCACGTTGCACAATATCTACAAGTGTTTCATTTACGCCTAGTAGCCTTTCTTCGCTTCTAGCGCCAAGTTTAAATGTCATCGGATTTCTTCCTTTGAAAGATTGAAGTGAATAGGTTCCCAAACCAGATTGCGATACTTGTTGGTGTTGGCAATAGCCACCCAAGCACAAGCAAGAGGATGACCCAGATTGGTATATTTGTGTTTGATATCTTAATTGTCTCGACGTTTTCGGCCTCGACTTCCTTCTCTGTTGTAACGATGTCCCTACCAGCTTCTTGTCTATTTTGTTGTGCGACCACTTGTTGTGTATTTTCTTTTCCCGCCAAGACGTTTGCATTAACAGTAGGGCCTCCACTATTGCTTAAAGGATTAAGATAAGAGAGGGGTCCACAACTACTTAGAGCTAGAGTTGCTACCACCAGAAGGTGTTTTACCATTTACATATATTCCATAAAAACCCGCACCAGCCCCCACGATTACGCTAACGAATCCTGCTTGAGCGTTTGAAGGATCAGGCAGAGCCATAAACCAAGTTGTTGTGTTATAGAAAGCAATCCCGTAAAGTGTGAGGATCATGCGAGGCCATATACGCCACTTGTCTAACCATTCTGGTGTTATTTTCATGCTACTACAAAGTCCACTATTTGTGCTGATTGATATTTAGCTTGATTATGCGGGTGGTATGCGTAGGCTGTTTCATATTTGTAGTCTTCTGCTTTTCTGTCAACAGATCTGTGGGTCTCTTCTACAATACGTTCTTTCTTATTAGGGAGAGGTTTCACTTTATCGAAAGGCATTAAAGGTAATGGTAAATAGCCAAGCAATCCTAGATCTACAGTCATTGATTAGCCAACCATACAAATCCTACAAGGCCACCTATAAGAACAACAAACACAACAATACCCACAGTCCACTCTATTATAGCTTGTTTTATTTCCATGCGTCTGTGTTCGTGTTCTCGTTTCTGTTTACGTAGGTCTGCTTCTATCTCTAGTATTTCTTGCCATTTTGATGGGCCATACATGACGGATATGTAGTCTTTTAGCTCCTGCCTCATGGAAGCAGCCTTCTGTTTGGCTGCAAAGATTTCCATAGCTTGTGCTTCTACTCCACCACCAAGAGCCTTATACCAAGGGGGCTTCTGGTTCTGACGATCAGCAAAATCAAGATCAGCTATTGCACCAGCCCATTTAGAGAGTTGACCTCCCATATCCTGCAGATCTTTGCCAACGGCAATACCTTTCTTGAGATAGCCGAAAGCAGCGGTAGCGGCTGAAATCGCCGTTATGGGATCTATCATCGACGCTCAATTATCCTATCCAGTTTGGCGTCGAGTGCTTCTAGTCGGTCTATTATTCTATTCATGTCACTTTGGGCTTCTGCTCTAGTGACGTACTCCTTAGCGATCTCTTCTCTTGTCTTGTTAAGGAGAACCTGTATTCTCTGTACTTCAGAATACATGTTCCTACAGGCCCAACC